TCGCGGTGAGCCTCGGAAGTGGGGTTGTACGCCAACTTCACAACGCTCTTGATCTGCCCACGGTTGAATCCCGCAGGCGAGAACCAAGCCTCGTTGGTGAACTCTGTACGAGCAACAAGACCTGCAATGTCTGCGTTGAGCGGCATGGTGCGGAGGACATTGTTGTAGGTGTCCAACTGGAACTTCCAACCGCTGTCAAGCACTGCATAGGACGAATTGATGTTGAAAGTGCTGTCGCGGAAAGTCTTGATTTTGTTCAAGGCTTCGTATGGCAGAGCATTTACGACATCGCTTGATGCAGGAGAAGCAAACGCCATGCAGTCAAGACGCTTTTCGCAGATGTTGTTGACTACGAGTTTTGCCAAAGTTGCAGATGCGTTTCCAAGTGGAAGCAGAGACACATCAATCTGATCCGGATCGGCAAAATAACTCCAGCCATCAGTCCACCGTTCGCTGTCGTTTGGTGTGCTGTTTGCTCCGTTTCCAAGAGGCAGAGAAACAATGTTCTGCCCCATCAACCGGGCACCGCTGATGGCGTTCAGTGTAGTCCAGTTGGTCTTGGTGGACAACTGATTGTCGGTGTTGTTTGCAAGATCACGCTGAATGGCGTAAATGTAGTTTGACCGTTCACGGATCACATCCTTGTAGTAGTTACCTGATCCGTCACCGTTTCTTGCGTCTTTCGCACGGGAAACACCCTCAAACTTCTCAAGCAGCGTATTTGCTGTTCCTGTCCACTTGCCGTCACTATCAAACACCAGTACGCTGATGAGATCGCCTGCTCCACCAACGCTGTCTGCGTAACTGGTGGTTGTTGCAATCGTGTTCACATACTTGGTGTATACGCTCTTGTGTTCAAAAGTGGATCCAGCCACCTGTGCTTTGGTGATGGGATTCTGAAAATTAATCTTGATGAATCCTGTTGCTTCTGAACAGACACCTTGAAACTCTTGATTTGACGGCGTTACATCAACAAACTGAGAAGTGTTTCCTGCCAAGTTTCTCTGAACAGTTGAAACAAGAACGCTGGTTCCGTCAGCAAAGCGAATTTCGTCACCCACAGCAAAGTGATACGTTTCTGCATCGTTCTTGACACAGAAAGTCAGTCCAGTTTCTCCGAAACTGACCGCGTTTGCCAGAGTTGCACCGCCGTATGTGGTTACACCCGAACCACTGATCACGACAACGCGAAGGCTGTTTCCAAGCGCACCGGGGAACTTTCCGGCAAAAACCGTTCCTGCTGCCATAGCCGTAGTAACAGCAGCAGAAGGAGCATCGTACTCGTCTTCGTTGTTGATGTCTAGACCACCAGTTGCTGCCGCTATGCTGGCAGCAGAGTTGGTTGCAGCAGATCCAACCACGCGAACCACTTGCATGCTGTTGCCGTACTGCAAGAAGTTGGCGGGGGTGAAGAAGTCCACATAGTTGGTGGAATCAGGCTTTCCAAAGATCGCAGCCAGTTCGGTTTCGTTGGCAACGGTTACGATCTGCTTGCAAGGACCCCAATAAAAATATCCGGCGTAACCACCGGGAGTGGTGGCAACAGCGGGAACAATTGTGGTCAAGTCGATTTCTTTGATGCTTACGCCGGGGCTAACTCTGAATCCCATTGTGGTGTCTCCTTCGTCTGTGAAGCACAGGGTTGGGTGTCATTACTTCTACTTCTATGTATTATTTGGATTTTTCTGTGTGCCTCACTGTGGATCGTTGCCCCAGTTCCAAACTGTCCCTGTATTGTCCGTAAAAGACGGATTTTCTCCCCCGTCGTCTATGAAACCGAAGGGGGTCATTTCCTCCTCTAGATTTTTCATTTGGTCTTCATAGAGGTCACGGCGGATGTCGCTGCCCGTGATGTCTTTAAAATATGCCTGTGTGGTGAGCCACCCAAACAGCACAAGGGTCATAACCAAGTCATCATGGTGGTTTTCCTCTGCCTCAAAGGAGTCTCCCTTTGCCACAAAAGAACACAATTCGTCCACCACATTAAAGTCCTCTACTATGAGTTTAGAGTCCTCCAATAGATTTTTGAGAATTGAGCAGCCGATTCGCTTCACCGCAGTAGAGGTTTTTACTCCTTTCATGGATGAACCACCTCGCCCGAATCCACCGTTCACAATCTGTCCCTTTCGCCCCTGCATCTGCACATAAATGATGTTATCGTATTCCAATTCGTCATGCAGAATGTCTGCCACCTGTTGCCCGATGTCGTTTATCTCCACAAGCACATACGCATTATTGTACTGCCGTGCTATGGGATAAATCGCATTAGGGTACAACATGGGCGGTAGTTCGTTGTTTCGGAATGTAGCAGCAACACGATACGGCATCTGTGAAACATCAATCACGGAAAAAGCATGGTAGTCCTGCCCCACTCCACGGGAGGTGTCCACCACGATCACATACTTGTGTTCCGGCAAAGGACGAGCATAGACCCGCAACCCCTCTCCGTTGGAGAACTCCGGTGTTCGGTACACCATGCACTTCAGTTTTTCGGGGTGTACGAGCGTGTGAACCGATCCAAGGAATTCGCACTCAAACTCCGTGCGAAACTGCTCCTCGGATGTATTGGAGATGGTCTGTTGTTTCCATTTCTCGTCACGACCGGGAACATCGCTCCAATGCACCTCAATAGGCACATACTCGTTCTTGCCTTCCTCGCCCGGTCGCTTGTTGGCATTCACCCACAGGCGATAGAACATGTTCAATCCCTTGGGGGTTGATACAATGATTACCTTGGTTTCCTTGCCGCTAGTGATGGTGGGATACACGGACGAGAAGAACTCTTCTGCCACATTCTGCGGAACATACGCAAACTCGTCCAACATGATGCAGTTGAACGATCCACCACGAACAGCAGAGGACGATGTGGCAGCAGCAAGAACCTTGGAGCCGTTCTCTAGAACGATTGATCCTTTGTTCCACTCAACGACACCCTGCTGCAACCATAGGGGCAAATACTCATAGGCAAGTTTCAGGCGACCAAGCAGTTCACGGGCTGTTGCGAGTTTGTTTGCGAGAATTGCAACGCTCATGTTCTGATTGAACAGGATATAGTGGAGCAGTGATGCAACAACCGTGGTGGATTTACCGCTCTGACGGGGCAGTTTGGCAATCACGAATCGGTTGGTGTGTATCTTGTTTACGATGTCTTCCTGAAAGTCGTAAGGCTCAAACGGAACCAAGCCCTTGTCCAATGATACGATCTTCACATAGTTCTTGATGAAATACAGAGGATCTTGGGAGCATTTCACATACTCTTCGATCTGCTTGGGGGTGAAATTGATGTTTACACCCGCTGCCTTCAGGTTGGAGTTTCCCAGATAACTTTCACTCTTGTTCATGGAACTCCACCTTTCCCAAAACCTCTCCGTTCATTTTCAAGGCAAAGTTTCCACCAACAGCAAGCACTGCCTTTTTCTGTTCGTCCGGTGTGTAGTTGAGTATTTGTCTGTATTCCTGTTCCACCTGTTCTCGCGTTACCTTGCCTTTGCACGATCCGCACAGGGAGGAATCGTACACCCGTTTTGCTCGGCTGTACCATCCAAACAAAGCACTCGGGGCACGGCATATTCCTGTACGAGAGTCTTCTCCTGCATACAGGTGTTTCAACAACTCAATCGGAGATTCGAATACTAGTTCACCCATTGATCCAACCCATGAGTTTTTTGAACAGACAATATCCCAAGACCCCACCACCATACACCACTGGAATACCGACAGGGTTTCCAAAAAACAAACATGTTCCGGCAGTCAGCCAAAAACCAAAACAAAACGGACACGAAAACAACCGGACAAGAAAAGTCGGACGCATAGAAAGCATAAAATCGCTGTATCTTAATTCAGGATCGTTTTTCTTGAACTGCTCGTATGATGTGATTCGCGTCCACCTGTCCACAAACGGAACAAGCCGGATGTACTCGTAGACGGCTGATGTGCCGTACAGAATCCACAACAAGAAAGCAATCCACGCTATTTCAAATAGAATCACGGCGCACCTCCACGCCTATTTATGCGGATTCTTCGGGTGGCTGTTCAACAAATGCCTTTCGCGTGGATCGGGCACTGTTGATGATGTCCTGCAATTCTCGGGTTGAACCAACATAGATGGCATTATTTGTAGTGTTGTTCGTGGTTTTGTTTGACTCTGTTTTCCGAATTGCTTTCATTTGATCGTGCAGACTGAGCAAATCACGATTTGTTTCGGAAAGGGTCTTAATCATCTGCGCCACTACTTCATATGCACGGGGGGAATCGCCCTCCTGTGCCACAGCCAGCACACCGTCCAGTGCGTTCTTTCCTGCGTCAACAAGTTCCCGCAGATTTCCGCGAACGGTATCGTAGTCATGCTTCAGGTCTTTTTCCAAGCCCTCGTCCGTGAGGGGAACGGACGGTATCTTCACAACAGGCATCCTCTGATCGGATTCTGACTTCAGCAGAGAACCTTCAGTTTGCTGTGGTGTTATGCCTAGTGCGGTTTCAATGTTTGAAAATCCATCAACCATAGAATGATCCCATGCTATATGTTATCCCGGAAGAATCAAACCAGTTCACGGTGACACCTTGTGCGAGGGTGCTTCCGCTCTGATACTCGTAAATCTTCGCATACGGATCGTAGTTGTACTTGTCCGAACTTGCTCCACTTGGGCCGGAGATACCTACGAAAATCTTTACCAGATCCGCAGCAGTGGCTCCTGATCCCGTGTATCCGGCAGTGTATCCGCTGTCGTAGTACGACATGTCCAAGAAGCGGGGAACAACCTTTCGGATTTCGCTGTAACTCTTCACAGGACCAAAGATGTAAGACTTCATGGTAAAGTTCAGGGTGAAGATGATGGAGCGGCGAGTCTGAAAATCTCCCTCGTAGTCCTCTTCCGATGTCACGGAGTTGAGGTAAATCGGGACATCCACCTTGCGATTCACTTCATCGAAATTCATGGTTGCCACAAACTCCGGGGCAAAGTACGGCAGTATCTGCTCTACAATCTGCAATCCATCGTCCATGTTTCGCACATAGATGTACAGACCAAAATCAATATTGTACGGCACCTCTGCAAATGTGTACTTCATGGCAGCGGTCTGCGTGTCCCGGACAATGTTCCGCTGCATGCTGTTGCGCTTGCGCGTTGGATCATAAGCAAATCCCGTTATCTCAAACGCTATTCGTGGAAGCGTGATCTGCATGGGATTGGCGAGATACGGATCTCCTGCCAAACGCACCTTGTACTTTTCCTTTGGAGCATAGGCAATGGGAATTTCAATGTACTTCGTTCCGCTTGCTTCCTGACGGGATATGGTGATTTGATTGAATATGGAACCAAATGCCACCACCATCTTGCGAATGGAGCCGTTGTAGAACTGCGTAAACATCAGTACAGCCCCTCACTAAACGGATCGTTTTCGGTAAAGTCGAATATGTCATCACGATTGGCTTCAAGATCAAGGGCTTCGTTGTCTTGTATGTCTGCATTCGTTGTGCGGACATCGGTATCGGTGATGGCACTTGCCGTGTAGGAAGCACCGCTGGTCTTGCCAATAACGGTGTCTCCAACCTCAAACTTGCCTTTTGCCACATTGACCGTGAGATACTTGACGGGCGGATCGTCATTGGTGACTGTATACGAATCCACATAACCCGTGGCGTGTGGATCAGATTCGGTTCCTGCGTACACCTGCTCTCCCTTTGTATAGGTTCCGCTTCCGCTACCAAGCGTGATGCGTTTCTTGTAGGTGGCAACTGCGGTAACAATAGCATCCATGTCGGTTTCGCCTGTGTCGATCTCTTCCTGCGTGTACTTGAAGGATTCACAGTACAGTTTGAAAGAGTACCGCTGACCCAATGGGTAGAACGGATTGTCGTGTTCCACATACTTGATCTCAAATATGTTGTACGGATAGTCAAAATAGATCAGATCGCCTTCACGGGGGCGACCAAGATCACGAATAGACAGATTGTGCCCCATGACTTCCAAGAATCGCCGTTTGGACACTACGAAAGTGCAGTTCTCCCGAATGTCCAGACCGAAACGAGTCATGTCGCTTTCGCCGTCAAATCCTTCGGCGTTCTCCATGTACATCTCAATTCGGTTTGCGTCCTTGAACCGCGACACCTCTTCTCCGAAAATCTTGTCGTCCTTCACTGTTTCCCGTGGAATGTACACCATTTCGTGACCGTGAATCTTGATGGCTTCGGTGGTCAGCGATTCTAGGAGGTTCTGCTCTCCCTGAACATTCCGGCGAAAATACGGGTTTACTGCCATGCTTTATCCTGTGATGAAGTCCGGAGGCAACTGATACTTCGATTGCACATCTTCCTCAAGTTTAGCAATTTCCTCAACTGATTCCTGATAAATCTTGCCACCGTTGAATGTGACATTTCCCGGCAGAGGCATTCCTTCGTACTTGGAAAGATTCACCCCCCATTGCCGCTTGATGAGAGCAGTGGTGTACTTTTTCAAGAAGTGGTCGTTGTATATCTCCGTGACGGTTTCGGGATTGAACACCGTATACGCCTCAATCATCAGGTACGATCCCTCAACCATGTCACTGGTGGTGGCATCAATGTATAGGCGATTATTCACCCGATTAAAGCGAATCTGCTTTTCTGGATCAAGCAGTTGCTGTAACATTTCAATGTACTGCATGGTGGACACATAGTAGTTGAGGTTTGTCTGCCCGGTACGCAGCCCGTAAAAGTCATTCAGTGCCAACTGATAGCGGATATTGAAGATGTTGTGCGTGGAGATGTTGAACCCGGTCTGAAATATCCGGTTGATGGTGATGATGCGGGGATCAATCGGATTCGTGTCTATCCACTTGCGCGAAATGTCTTCTGCCGTGAGTTCGTATGTGTAGTACATCTTGCCACCGCCGTCATGGTGCCAGCGGGCAAAGTACTGTAATGCCTCGTCAATGCGATCTTCCACCTGTGAGTCTTCCACATTGACCTCAATCACAGGCTGACCCAATGCTCGGAGGCAGTACTCTTTCAGTTCATTTCGTGAATACGGGGTTGCCATGCAGTCTCCTTTTCAAGTATTTAGACTAGTGCAGGAGCCACTTTATAGTGGTCTAATTTACGCAATTCTGCAAGCAACGAGATATATTACACTCACTGTCATACCAACCGCAGTTTGTATGGCACCCGCCGTAGTAGTTCCAGTAAATTTATACACTCCAATTTGGGCATCGGTGTTGTTTCGGAAAAACAAAACAAACCAAGTATGACCAGCAACACCAATAGTAGTGCCAGAAGAGACTTTCA